GATTCGATTAAGTCCACGATTGTAGCACAGAAACGGGAGGTCTGCGATGAGCTTATGGACCGCATTATTGATGCTTACAATCGTTTGCCGGACATGTTCAAGAACCCTCTCAAGAAGAATACGAAGGCTACACGAGAGCGCATTGAGTTCGCTAACGGAAACTCTATTACAACTATTACGGTTGGTTCTTCGGGTCCTGGTGTTGGTTTATCTCGTTCTCGGTATCTTATTACCGAGGGTTGTGAGATGGATTCGAACACTATTCGTGAGCTAACCTCCAAGCTCCTCCCCGGTATCAACAAGCGCCCTAACGCCCGGCTGATTTGGGAAACAACCCCTGGAGCTTACGGCTCTCAGATGTACAACCTTTGGCGTCAGACTTGGCAGCCTAAGGCGGGTGAGTACAGCCGATTCAACGGCGTATTCCTTAAGTGGTGGAAAGACCCTTCGTACGTCATGCGGGACCATGATACAGGTGAGCTTCTGGAAATGGGGCCCCTCACGGACGAAGAAAAGAAGTTCATGAAGGAGCATCCGGGTTGTACGCGCCACCACGTTTACTTCCGACGAGTGGAAATCAGCAACACGTTCGACGGTAGTATCGACGCGTTCAACAACAAGTACCCTCCCGGACCTCTAGAAGGCTGGTCTACCAGTAAGTCTCAAATCTACGATGGGGCCGCGCTGGATTACCTTAAGTGGTTGCAACAGGAAGCACGTGGAACACCTGAAGAAGAGGTTTCAAATACGCACGGCCTTTGGCAGTTCGTACCTCCTGACCCCCGACGGTTCTACCTTTTCTGTGTCGACCCTTCTAACTTCGGCAGCAAAGGAGATTACTCGGGCATCAGCGTGTTCGACGTCCACACATACGAAGAAGTTGCCGCTTGGGAAGGTCGATGCCAACCTACAGAACTGCATAAGCGCCTAAAGCAAGCTGTTATGTATTACCGACAAGCTGGGCCCGGTGCAGGCTACAGTGTGATGGTGGAGAACAACACATCAGCTTTGATTGGTGCGGTAATGCAGGAGCAGAGCCTTAACCTGTTCTACTCTACGCACAAGAGTGGTAGTACGGAACCGGGGTGGCGCGCGTCTAAGAAATCCTTGGACACCGCAGAAACCCACATGGACTTGCTACTTAAGCAGCGGGAGATCGAGTTGCACTCACCTTCGGGTATCCAGCAGCTTATCATGTTCGATGGCGAGGCGCGTAACGCCCGTATTAAGAAGGGAGGCAATACGTCGCACTCCGAGTTAGCCCGAACCTACGTGATGGCTGCATGGGCCTTCATGGAGCGCAACTGGCCGAGAAAGTTGACAGACGCACAATACAAGGATAGGTTAGCTGAAGCAAAGGCTGCTTCCGACGCCGCTGAATCGTTGGAGTTCAAGCTGCAAATGCAAACTCTTAACGCCAACTTGCGCAAGCGCCGTCAGCCTGGACGCAACAAAATCAACGTATGGGCACCCGGTGCCGGGATTAGTAGATGAAAGCATCACAAATCAAGGTACTCGTAGAAGCGCACAAGCGCAAGTATAAGCAGCAGGAGGTGCCCCTGTTCCAAAAGATGGAGAAGTTCTACAACAACGAGTTCTTTGACGAGTACAACCATCGCAAAGCCAAGAACGACTTCAACGCTACGGACCCCCGCACTTCAATTAACCTTGTGTTTGCTACAGTGGAAACGGCTAAGTCCCTTCTATTGGGACAAGACATTGCGATTGCGGCTAACGGCCACACACCCGAAGCGCACGAGGTTCAACAGGCTGTTAGTCGGTTGGTTAGCGCTGAGTTCCGTCGTAATAACATGCGGGCACTCTCGTCCCTTGCTCTGGACAACGCACTACTGAAACGGCGGGGGATCTTCAAGACCCTCTTCGACCAAGCCAACAACAGAACCCGCATCTTCACGGTTGACCCCGCGTACGTGTGCTACGACCTGAACGCAAAGCTGCCCAGCAAGTCCCGCTATTGGGGACACCTCAACAACATGCCCTGGCGCACCTTTGTAAAGCTGATTAAGTCTGGGGTGTACAAGCGCCCCGGTAAGATCAGCCAAAAGATTGTGCCGGATAAGGTACCCGCTTGGGCGCTACTTGACTCTAAGAAGGACCAACACTTAGTGGACGAAGTCTTTGGGATTGCCCTCGTGTGGGAAATCTACCACATGGAAGAGATGAAGGCTTACCACTACCACGAGGCATCAGGTAGTATTCTTTGGGAAGGTCCGATTGACGACCACCCTCTTGCGATGTTCAGCCTGAACCACAACAACAAGAACTTGGACGGTTACTCGGAGGTTGAGCTTCTGCTTAGCAAGCAACAGACCATCAACAACATTTACACGACGATGCACCAAACGATTCACAGGATGCTCTCTCGTATGCTGGTGGACACAAGCATTGTTGACTTCGACGAAGTTATGGAGGCTTACCACGCACCCGCAGGAAGCACGATCCCAGTGCAGGGAACGAACCACAACGGCAAAAGCCTGAAGGAAGCTTTCTTCGAGTTACCTACCGCTAAGCCCGACAAGATGCTGCCAGAGTTCTCTAACATGCTCATTGGGAATGCTCAATGGGAGACAGGGGTTAACGCTCAGAGTCGCGGAGGTTCCACTAACGTGCGCACTGCGGAAGAAATGGCGAGTATTAATGCCGCCTCTCGTAGTCGTGTAGCGTTCCGCGAGGGTAACTTCAAGGACGGATTGGCCGAGGTAGCTGAACGCACCGTCAGGCTCATGAAGAAGTACGGGCAAGGTCCCTACACCCTGAAGGACGAGAACACGTTCACGCAGCTAAACCAGATTGACCTTCAGCATTTCGACGGCCACTTCGATATCAGTCCCTACACGCCAGTTAAGAATAACCCGCAGATGATTGCAGACGTGATTGGACGTATGGGCAACTTCCTTGTGGGTAACCCTCAGATCGACCAGCAGAAGCTACTTGAGATTTTCCTTGAAAGTTTAGGGTTGCCGCTCGAAGTCCAGCAGGTTACACAACAACAAGCGCCCCCAAGCATGGACGCAGCCGCAGCCGCAGCCGATCAAGCTGCTATGGGTAACCCCGCTGAAGGTATGCCTACACAGGAAGCGACCATGCAACAGGCCCGAGAAATGGAACAAGCCTAATGCTAAAGCTAATCAACTACCGTTGCCGGGACTGCGGCTCTACTGAAACCGACATGTTTGACGATGAGCCTGTGCCCGTGTGCTGCGGTAATAAGATGGCGCACGTAGTGTTTCCTAAGGGTAGCGTTCCCCGAGCTACGTTTAAACTCTTCCGCGAGTATACTGTAGACAAGGTGCGCGTTACCTCTAAGGAGCAGGAGACCCAGATCAAGCAGGCAGCTTGTAGTCCGGGGGAAAGCATTAAGGACGTTAAGCTTGTTAAGGAGTCGGCGCACGATCGCAAGGTTCATATTGAAGAACTGCGGCACCAAGCTGTTGAAATGTTCGAAGCCCGCAGCCCGCAGATTGCTGAACGCATCAAGAATCGCCCTATGCCGGAGTTTGTGGACTAATGAAGTATACTCCCCCTGACCAAGTGTCTGTGGACAACCCTCCGAGCTTAGAAGAGTTTAGGGCTTTGGTTAACGAAGTCTTCAATGTGGATACTAGCAGTATTGCTACATCCCAATCCCCCGCAGCGGACGGATCTTCCGCAAAGGAAAGTGAAATGGCTGAAGAAGCTGAAATGGTAGCTGCGGGTGAAGCCGTGGCCCCTGAACCTGTTGAATCCGCTGAAGCATCGGAAGGTAAGATGACTCTTGCCGACCTCGCTGAAGCTACCGGAATGTCTGAAGAAGACCTGATGGCCCGCATGAAGGAACTTGAGATTGGGGACGAAACCTCGATTGAAGGTATCCTTGAAGCTATCTCGGCTGACGAGGCGCTGTTCCGGCAGCTTGTGGACCTTCTGAAGAACGCCGGTAACGCCGAAGCTTCCGCTGAAGAAGCTGGCGGGATCATGTAACCTGGGGGTAACCCCACCAAAAAGGAATAAAAATGTCGGGCGAGCAAACCAACGACACCCCTGTTAACCTTGAAGACGCTTCGGAGGCTGGTGAAACCGCTGAGGTTACGCTGGACGATTCTCAGATTGAGGCTATGTACTCGGACTGGGACGGTGAACTGGAAAGCCTGGAGTCCCAGGAGTTCTTCACCAACATCGACAAGCTTAACCCTGACCAGATTCGGGAAGCCCTTAAGTCGGGTTACTCGAAGGTTCGGAACAACGCTACTCGGGC